GGGTTGGGACCGCGCTGCCGCTTTGAGGGGGATGGGGGGCGATCAGAAGGTGCCGCCGTCGATCTCGGTCTCAAGCGCGGTGACGCGGGTGTCGAGGGCTGAGTCTGCGCTGGCGCGGGTGCTGGCTTCTGAGTCGATGTTCGACTGGAGCGTGGTGTCGGCACTGGCGCGGGTGCTGGCCTCGGTGGAGACTGCTGCGGCGCGATCCGTGATCTCTGTCGCCAAATTGGCGGCGATGACGCCTTCTGCGGCGGTCGCACGCGAGATTTCGCTCGAGAGGTTCGAGGTCAATGTGGAATCAGCACTGGTGCGAGCGGAGGTCTCTGTGGAGAGATTGCCTGCAACGGTGTTGATATTGCCCTGGAGGGTGCTGTCGGCGGCTTCGAGGGCTGTGACGGCGGTGCTGAGGGCGCTGGAGGCGCTGTTGGCGAGGGTGGTGATGGCTCCGTTGAGGTTGCTATCTGCCGATTGGAAGGCTGTGACGACTTCGGTGAGGGAGTCGAGGGCTGCGCCGTCCACATTGGAGAGGACATTGTCGATGCGGGTGCCGAGGGCGGCTTCCGCTGCGGTGGCGCGGGAGTTTTCGCTGGTGAGCTCGGTCTTGGTGGCGAAGTGGCCTGCGCCGCCGATGACGATGTTTGTGGAGCCATTTCCCAGATAAAGTTTATCGTCTACGCCGTTGTAGGCGAGTTCGCCTGAATTGGCGGTGGAGGGGGCTCCGGCGTTGCCGGAAAAGCGGCGTTTGATGCGAATTATGTTACTCATGGTATTCTAGGGGTGGGTTTTTTTGGGTTGTTACTGCGGGGTTAGTCCTAAAACTCACCGCCGTCCGTGTCGGAGGCGATGGGCAGATAGGAAAGGGATTCGACATCCCAACGGTGCGGGATGTTGGTGTCTGCTGGAAAATAGATGCGGGCTACGACGCCCTCGGGCGGGAAATCGGCCACGGACTCGAACCTCTGCACATCGTCGAAGTCGTCAGGGATCATCGAGCCGGAGACTTGGCCCGAGGAGTCGAGCTGCGCCACCTGGGCGGTGGTCGAGATCATGTTTCCAGTGAGGGGATCGAACGAAACTTGCGACATGGTTACGCGAATGGGGGATACTGAACGAAGGAGGTTTGGAGCTGGGCGTTGTCTGTCGTGGGAACGCCGCCGAAATAGGTCATACGGATGCGGGCGACTGCGGTTCCGGCGAAGGAGTATTCGGTGTAATTGGTGTTGTTGGTGGCACCGACGCGGAAAATTTCAAACTTGTCGTAGAGAGGAACTGGAAATCCGGTGGTGACTCGCAGAGCCCCATCTGATGTGGCTTGGACGGGTTGCACGATGCCAGCAGAGGAGCGGGCGGCGATTTGGACGGTGGGGTTGCTCATGGGGTTACTTTTATTATCGGGTGGGGTGTCAAGGGGGGTTAATGGAACTGCGCGGAGTAGCGGCGGATCTCGCCTTTGCGGAGCCAGGCGTCGTCCATGGCGCGGAGGAGGATGCCTTCGGCGCGGGTGGTGAGGTAGGCGGCTTTGGTTTCTTGGCCGGTCTGCTCGAGGAGGATGGCGGCGAGGGCGGAGGTTTTTATGTAGTCGCCGAGGAAGAAGGGGATGGATTGGCGAATCCAAAGGGCTTCGGCGGTGGGAGGGTTGCCGGTGGTGGCTTGGGCGGCTCGGTAGCAGTCGCCGGTGGGGGGGTGGTAAACGAGGTCGCCCTGGGCGTAGGTGGCCGCTGCGTCGTAGGTGGCGATGGTGAATTCGGGGGCGGGCAGGGCGAATTGGACCCAGACATTTCCGCTGAGGTAGTCGGTATCAATAATGATAAGGCGGTCGGCGGTGGTGCTGAATTTTAGCAATCGGGCGGCGGTGGTGGTGGGATTGGAGGCATACACGGCATCGACGGTGCCGATGGTCGGTGTGCCGGGATTGTAGAGGGCAATGTAGGGGAGTTCAGCGGGGGCGTTTTGGGAGTCCTCGATGTAGGTGGCGGAGAAGCGGTCATCCCACCGGACATTCAGGGCGGTCTCGATGTTGAGGGCTTCGCCTGCGGCGTTGGTGGTGATGCGTTTGATGCGCCAGACGGGTTGGCTGAAGGAGGAGCCTTCGATGGCGCGGCCGATGTAGGAGATGGTGCCGGAGTAGTCGGACTCGTAGGTGTAGCCGCCTTCGACGAAGCCGGAGCCGAGGACGATGCGTTCCTCGGTGTGGTGGATTTCGGGCCAGTCGAAGAAGTTCCAGGCTTCGTGGATGGCTTCCTGCACATAGTCCATGACCAGCGCCCCGCGATGCGCGTTCTCAGGCAGGGTGGGATCAATCCCGGCCCTGGCCGTGACGGCATCGAGGAGTTGCTGGAGGCGGACGGTTTTCAAGGGTTAGGCTCCGCGCTGCGTGTTGGCTTTATCGAGGGCGCTGGCGATGGGGCTGGAAGCGGCTCGCTGCATGGGAGTGCTCGGGAAGAGGTCGCGGCGCGTGCCCTGCAAGCGGGTCTGGCCCTGCTTGAGCTCGATGATGTCGATTTCTTTTTGGAGGGCATCGGTGGCAAGGCCATCCATGTAGGCGGCTTTGTCGAACTGCCCGTCCTCGCGCAGCGCGTCGGCGGCAGAAGCGAATTTGACATACTCGCTGAGGACGCGAGGGAAGGCTTCAGAATTTGAAGCTGTATTGAACATGGTCGGGCGAATCGTGAACTCCACGAAAACCTCGTTCGGCGTCGCGTTGGTGAACTGCGTGGGGCCGACGATGGCTCCCGAGTCTGTGACCCAGAAATTGACGCGCTCGGCGTAGCGGACGACGCGGGGGTCTTGGCGGTAGATGTGCAGGATTTCGCCGATGGGCGTGGCGGCGGTGGTGGGGGAGGTGGCGGTGAAGGTCTGGTCGAAGTCGACGCTGCGGACGAAATCGGTGAGCGTGGCGGCGGAGGTCCAAGTGGCGGTGACGGTGGGGAGGACGCCGACTGCTCCTGCGGCGGTCTTGCGGTAGTATTGACCGAGGTAGAAGACTTCCGCGCCAGTGGCGTAGGTAGCGGCGGCGTCGAAGGTAGGGCGGAACTGGCGCTTCTCGATGGCGGAGAGTTCGGGCCACTTGTAGGCTTCCCACGCAAAGCGCGTGCGCGTGTTGATGTATTCGGTAAGGGCGCTCGCGGTGGAGGGCTGGATGGTCTGTGTGGGGTCAAGCCCGATGCGGGCGGCGGCTCCGTCGAGGACGGATTGGAAGGTGACGGATCTCATGGGTTTTTAGGGTTGGGCGGGTTGTTGGGGGGATTGCAACGCGGGCAGGGTGCCTTGGCGGCCGATCTGGGCGTTTTGTTGTTGTTGCATTTGGAAATTGAAGCCCTTCATGCGGGCTTCGATCATGTTGCGGAAAATCTCGTCTTGCTGGATGCGCTGCTGGAGGGCGGGGTTGGCCTGGATGATGCCTTGGAGGACTTGGGCGCGGAGCTGGTGGTTTTGGCCTTCGGCGGGAAGTTCGGGCTCGGTGCCTGCGGCGATTTTCGTGAAGGCGAGTTGTTCTTCGTTCGCCTCCATGGCGGCGGCGGGGCCGGGGTCGCGGACGAGCATTTCGGCAAGAACGGGATCGACGGCGCTCATGATGAATTTGATGAGCCCGGCGCGGTCGATGACTCCGGCGGTATCCATCGGCACGATGGCTTTGCTGATGTAGTCGAGCTTGGCTCCCAGGGCTTCGGCGTCGAGGTTGCGGGCGTCCCAATCGACGATGAGGTCGAATTTTCCTTGGATGCTTTCGCGGTCGGCTTGGAAGGGGAGGACTTGACCGCCGGAGACGCGGAGGATTTGGACGGGCAGCATGTATTGCTGCATGAGCTGGTAGGTCTGGGTGACGATGGCTTTGAAGTCGCGGAGCCAGCGGTCCACCGTGTGCTGCTGGACGAGGGCGGTGTAGTTCGGGTCCACGCCCTCTCCAGCCATGCCAAAGTATTCGTTCACATCGCGACGCACGGCGCGTTCGATCTCGATGGTGCCTTGGTCGAAGGGCGGGGGCTGCATCCAGCCGATTTCGTTGGGGCGGCGCTCGGGGATTTGGACGGCGGGGCCGAGTATGATGTCCAATTTTCCGCGATTGCTCGGCACGCGCATGGGCGGGAGGATGGCGATTCCGGCGCGGTCGGTGCGGTAGTCGCGCTGGGCCTTGATCTCGGCCTGCATGGTGCTGACGATCTCGGGGATGCCTCGGGCTTCGATGAGGCAGCGGGTGACGCGCTCGCGAGGGAGTTCGATGAAAGGATATTCGCCGTGGGAGTAGGGGGAGATTTCTTCTTTGGCGAAGATGTCCACATTCGGGTGCATGACCCGGCACATGACTTTTGTGGCTCCGGTCTTCTCGTCGGTCTCTTTGCTGTAAACATGCCAGATTTCCACGAGGTCGCGGTGGTCTTGCCAGAGGATGCTGTCGCGGCGGTTGGTATTCTGCTGCGCGTAGATGGGCCAGAGGGATGCGCCTTTGAATTTCTCGGCCTCCTCGTAGAATTCCTCGGGGTAGCCTTCGGTGATGGTGCGTTCCTCGAGTTCCTCACAAGTGACCATTTCGCGGCGGGCGATCCAGGGGGCGCGTTGGAGGTCGTAGGTGGCGGTGGGGAAAATGATGTCGTTGAAAGGTTCGAGGGCGGTCCACTCGGGCTTGCTCTCGAAGATGTAGGGCTCGGTGTATTCGACGGTGCCGCCTTCGCGGAGTTTGCGGATGTTCGCGGAGGTGCCGGTGCCGGGGGCGAATTGCTCGGCGAGCTCGATGGCGATTTCTTCCTGGAGCGGATCGAGGATTGCGCCGATGAGGATGGCGAGAGGGGAATTCGGATCGCCCTGCTCTTGAGCCATGACGATGAGGTCTTCGAGGGTGACGGATTTTTCCTCGATGCGCGTCGTGGTTTTCCAAAACACACCCATGATCGCGAGGCCGTAGGTGGCGCGGATGTTGAGGGCGAGTTCGAGTTCGCGCCGGAGGTCGCTGGCGCAATGGGTGAAGAGCATCCACTTGAGGACGGCCTCGGCGGCGGTGCGCGACAGGGCGTCGGAGGATTCGACCGGCATCATTTGCAATCTGGCGGCGAAGGTGGCGGTGAGGCAGAGCTGGGCTTCGCGGTTGCAGACGAGATCGGCGAGGCGGATGCGGCTGTCGCTCGATCCTTCCCAGGGGAAAACATTGCGGCCGTAGTTTGAGGCCCACTTGCGGCCATCGGAGGATTGGCCATCCCAGAGGGCCATGCGGGTGTCGTAGTTCCGCGAGCGTAGGGTCGAAAACCATCCGCCATCGGTGGCGGCCTCGGTGAGCTGGCCGATCCAGTATTTCGTGTCGCGGTCTGGCTGGTCGGCTTCGGTCATAGAAAAATGCCAGAGGCCGCTTTTATGCGGTTACGGCCATCGCGAATCAATAACCAGGGCACAACAAACCCCGCCGCATTACGGTAGCTGGACAAAGTGGTGATCATGCTGCTCGGAGGCCCGGCATGAGGATGGCGAACTTGCCCGTGCCGCCGCAGCGGACGACGCATTGGGGGAAGTTGCGTTTGAACCACGCGATGAAATCGGAGTCGCGCCAGCAGCCGGGCACTTTCCAATTCCAGAAGTGATAAATTTGGGGGTCAACGGAGAGGGTCAAAGCGCCCACGCCTTCGATGGAGCGGAGGTCTTGGGCGGCGTGGTCGGCGGCGATGGCGTGCTGGCGGGCGTCGGCCTGCACGGCGCGGGAGTTCCACTGCTCGAACAACTCGCTTTTCGCTCCTTCGGCGAGGTCGCCGGGGAGGTCGCTGAGGATTTCCTTGAGATCGTCCATTGATTTTTGAAAGGGGAGCCCGGTTGCCGGTGGCCTGTCCTGAGACGAGGGGCCACCGGCAAGGGCTGGGGGGCGGAATTAGGTCGTTGCGGCAAATTTGCCGAGGACCTGGGGATTGCTGACGGCTACGCCGAAGATGGCGTCGCAGAAGCCACGGCGGCCACCGCCACGGTCTTCAAGCTCTTCCATGCGGGGCTTGCGGTTGAAGCCGATGGAGACGAGGTCCATGTCGAGCACATACCCGCGAGCGGCGGAGACGGCGGCTGCCTGGCCGTGCGCGAGGTAGGTCGAGACATGGAGGCTGAGGGTGCCGAAGTCGCCTTCGTAGATGTCGATCGTGTTTGTGATTTTCTTGGAATCGACATTGCTGTTGAAGGTGCGGACGCTGCTCATCACACTGGACGATCCGGTTTGGGTGCGGATGAAGTTGGTGAACGAACGCTTGAGGGCGGTGCCGCAGACGAGGTCGTAGTTGCGACGGGCGCGACGAACTTTGAAGATGGACTCCAAGACATCGATGACATTGTTCTCCGTGAGGGAGGCAGTGGCCGTGGTGTTGATCGACGCGGCGGGTGTGCGGAACGCGGCAGGAACTGCTGTGGCGAGGTCGGCTTGCCCGGTGGCTTTGATCCATTCGCCGATACCACGAGTTTTGTAGGGGTTCGATCCGGATTGGACCTGGCTGTCGTTGTCGGAGCCCATGATGGACTCGATGTCGATTTTCAGTTCGACGAGGGCTTTGGCTGCGGCCTTGTTGAACGCTTGCTTTTTGCCAACGCCTGCTAAATCAGAAACTTGCTCAACGAGGTCGTCCACCTGGAAGCTGCGGCGGGCTTTTTGGATGCGGCCCGAGAGGAGTTCGCGGTTCGCGTGCTGGTCGTCGAATGTGGTGACATCGTCATTCGCGAGGACGCCTGCGGTTTGCGGGTCGTTGTAGCGGTCGGCGGGCCAAGAAAATAAAACATTCGTAGGCTCTTTCGATTTCTTGCAGAGGCTAAACAGGGGGGTGTCGCCGGGTTCGATGAGGACCATCGCGTCGGAGAGATCCTCGCGCTGGCCTTTGACTGTGGTGATGGGGGTTGCGGGCATAGGGGTGGTTTTGGGGGTTTAAGGTGGTGGTTGGGTTAGTCGAAAAGTGAGGCGACGAAATTTTCGGCGGCATCACGGTTTCCAGATTTTTTCAACAGATCGAGCGGGTCGGCTTTGGTTTTGGTTTTCGGCGCTGCGCTGGGGCTGACAACTTTGGGGGCGACGGCGGGCTTGGCTGGTGCGGCTTTGGCGGCGGGCTTGGTGGCCCGGGCTTTGGCGGTGGCCTCGGCTTGCTGGAAGCGCACGGCCTGGCCTCGGATGGCGTCTCCGACGATGAGTTCCAGATTCGGGAGCTTGGCGATGGCGGGATACGCACGGAGCGTGGCGAGCATCATCTGGCGGGCTTGCGAATCTTCTTGGAACAATTCCGGGTAGGCGGCGCGGGCTTCGTGCTGATAAGTCTCGCGCTGGGCGAGGTATTGGCGACGGGCGGGCTCGGCCTTGAGGATTTGACGGGCGACGCGGAGGCGGTCCTGGAGTTCGGCTTTCGTGAACTTGCGGGTGCTGCCGTCTCCCATGGGCACTTCCACTTCTCCCTCCATATCGGCCTTGGCAATGAGATCGGGCACATTGTCGAGCACGGTATTTGCGGCGGCGATGCGGCCTTCGAGGGCCTCGGCGGTGATGACATCGGCGAGGGGATCGGAGGCATCCTGGAGGACGATGGGTTGGGCTTTGGTGAGGGCGTCGCGGGCGGCGGCGAGTTCGACCTGGAGGGATGCGGATTGCTCCTCGGCGCTTTTGGCGCGGGCGGTGAGCTTGTCCACGCGCTTGGTGAGTTTCCTTACGGCGGGCGCGGCCTCTTCGGCGTCTTCGGCGTCGGGATCGGACTCCTCGGTTTCGTCGGCGTCTTCGTCGGTGGATTCGGATTCGTCGGACGGGTCGGACGGATCGGGCGAATCTTCCGATGATTCTTCGGATTCGGTTTCGTCGGTTTGGGTGGTGTCAGGTTGCGCGGCGGGGTCTATCTCCTGTTCGGCCTCGGGGGCCGATGGGGTTTCATCAACGGTTGGGAGTGTGACTCCAAGGGCGTCGATGACTTCGCCGATGCTGAATGCTGCTGCTTCTGTCTGGTCCATGGTTTGTGGTGCGTCCAAGTCGCGGGGTCAGAACTGAGGGTTGGTGCGGCTTCGCACGGTTTCCGCGAAGTCGCGGCGAGCAGTTCAGCACTCGCCTGAGCACGGAAATGCGCTCGGAAACGCGGCGAGGGAATAGGGCGAGGGCAGAACGGGACGGAACGGGGGGAAACGGGGGGAAACGGGGGGAAAATTTATTGATTCACCACGGAGGACACGGAGGGCACGGAGGAGAGAAAGAGAAGACAGGGACGGCGCGGCCGCACCTTTTCAGACGCCGGGTTGCCAAGGTTGCGGTCGCCCATACGGACGCCTCCCGACCTCGATGTGGCGTTCACCGGCTAAGGGCCGATGCAACGCTCATCCGTGTCGCTCGTCTGCCTGTCGAAATTTGTTTTGAAATGCCTCGGCGCGGGTGCGCTCGATTTCTTCGCGGAGGGTGCGGAGGGCTTCGAGGCTGCCTGCGGAGTGGGCGAGGAGGCCGGGATTCTGTGCGGTCTGCGGCATGCACACGATGTCGGCGGCGTCGGCGATGTGGTCGTCAAGTTTGCGGAGCAGGGCGAGGAACCATGGTTCTTCGGGCGTGACGCACCAGATGGCGGATTGTTCTTCGGGAGTCATTAGAAGGGAATCTCGGGAGCTTCGTCGAGCGAGGCGGGAGGCGGCTCGGCGGTCGGCTCGGGTTGCGCGGAGTTCGATTCGCGGGG